ATCAAATTGAACTTTAATTAATTTAAGGAGATTTAACATGTCAGAACACTACAATCGTGATACTGGAGAAGTTACTTGGGACCGAGAAGATGACTTTGTTGAGGACTATCCTGGCAAAGCAGAAGACCAAGCACGTTTCCGTGACGAGCTATCTTACACGGACTTAGATAGCTCTGATCTTTACTGACAACGAGAGGCATCCATGAATACTGATTACGAACGTTACCATCGAGATCCTTTTGCCCATGATGTACAGTTAGTTGATCATGTCAGCTACTGTATGTCCTACCCACTGGAACAGTATTGGTATTCATGGAGAGCCAAACATATCCCTGCGACCAACAGCTATTTAAAGAAACCCCATGTGACTTTGATGTATAGCTACGACGAGATAGCAGGGTTTCCAGAGATAGACTACGAAGATGAAGTATTTGTGCAATTAGCAAGTATTGATCATCTGGTCATCCATCCTGAGTCTTTCCTGGGATATAAGGTGCATATTGACCCTTATGGGGTCAAGTATCTGGTACTACTGATAGATCCAACACTCGTGATGGATCAACATGAATACTTGAAAAGCTGTGGTGGTGTATGGTCAGCACAGTTAGGGGAATATATCCCTTTTATCATCATCGAAGCACATACTGAGTATACCGATATCCTGGCTGGTCAACTACCAGTACCAGGATATACGGTGATATTTGACCAAATAAGATACTGTCATTTTGGTGAAAAGCATATGAGGCTTGATCCTTAAGCTTCTTTTTAATTAAACTGAAGAAGGAATATTTCAATATGGCAGATCCTATTCTGTATCAATTTGTAGGTTCCAGTAATGTCGCTAAAGCGGTACAACTGGTCAAAGCTAACCAAGCAGATGCTAAGAAACTCTTGCCGGATGGCCAAGATGTAGAGTTCTTGGACTCTGACAAAGTCATCGTGCCGATCGATGGTCGTTACCTGATCACGGATGTTGGTTCATACCTCGTCCAAGTCGGTCCGAACCACAACAACCGTGTCATGAGTAAGGTCGAGATAGCAACTGAAGCTTATCTCGTCCCGAAAGAGAAACCTGTACTTGCTCCCAAAGTACCGCCGGTAACTCCTGGTAGTCAGTCAGGTCTTCCGCCCGCTCAAGCGACTCCGCCTGCTAGTAGCGAGGGTGGTAGCAGTCAAGGTGGTAAAGGACCGAAGCAAGGTGGTGGTCCTGCACAAGGCACCCCGCCTGCTGCACCTCCGGCTGGCAGTCCTGGTGGCTAAGTTTATACCTCTGTATAGACGTCAAATGTCCCTACCTAGATGGAGTCTTAGTACTCCATCTAGGATTTATGACGCTTAGCGGCTATCTGAGGCACTAAATAGCGACGAAGACACTGTCGGTGGTGAAGAAATGACGTTTAGTATCTATCCGTCGTTTACTTTGTTTTTTAGGAGTGGTTTATGTGCAAACCTTAATGTTAATCGACTATAGTGAGTTGATCTCTGTATTAGATCCAGAGAGTTTACATGATGCGATGGATGTCTTGTGTACAGATGAGTTTAGATCGGTCTCTAAAATCGTACTCTATCGAGAAAGACCTAGTATCCAGATGTTATCAGAGATGATCATGGATCAGTTTGTTGATCTGTGGCAGTTGAACTTAAGTGATCTTCCAAGTGATATTCCTTATTCTTTCCCCATGAAGGTACAGTGGTTTGTGATAGCTCTGATGAATAAGTATATCTTCTTCTTACATGAGTTTCTGGTGTCGCATCCTCCGGTAGAGTTGGTCTGTATAGAAGACATTGTCTGTATGGATCAAAGACAGCTCTTGATCAGCTATGCTTGTGTACATCACCAAGGAAGATAGCATGATCATCCATGTCGCTTACTACGAGATATTGTACTTCATTAACAAGCTTTATCTAGATACCTGGGAACCCACGATCACCACAGATGTGATAGAGTTATTCACAAGAGAGTCGTTAGTCAGAGATTTATTTAGTTTTTATATCAATGTTGACACAAAACCTTGGGATATCGAAAGACAGATGATCGAGAACATGGGGATCTCTGTGGATCTTGATGTCAGTGATAGTGATATCGATATCGCTTGTGCTCTCGCGATATCAAGTATATCGGATTATCTTTATCAATATCTGGATGGGATGGGTTTGTGTGGTAAATTAGAGTATCACAGTGGATATTTTCATCCGCGATATCCATTTAACAGTTCTGTCTATCTACAGTTCATCCCTTACTCGTCACTCGGGATGAATGAGGAGTTCTTCGGTGAGCTCTGTAAAGGTGGGGTAGCTGGTAACTATCCCAGTGATTTTTAAATATAGGAGTCTATGTATGTTTAGTTTATTTAATAAGAAAAGCCATGAGATCCAAGAGGTGAAACGTGGTGAGATCATCAACGTTTATGGGGATTCTATCTACGAGAGTCGTGGTAGAGTGAAGGTTAATGTTTTTAGTCCAAAGGAAAGGTTTGCTGAGGTCAAATCTATCTTGGATGATGAGATTCTCAAGCAGTACTTCCATAATGAGTATTTGTTAACAGCGATACAATTACTAGATGGACTAAGATCCTTGTACACGTATCAGAATTACTTAAAAGTCGATATCACAGGGTTGAAACTGCTTGATATCGACAGTATCGAAGATCAAGCTGTGGTTAAGCGCATCGTTAATAACTTACAACGTTTCTTGAAGATCTTCTCTTTAAATGAAGATGATCTAACTGAACATCAGCTAAGAAGACTCTTTTGGGGATACGGCTATGACTTCATGAGCTATGGTGGAGATCATCACTACGTACTCGTGATCCCTTACAGGATCAACGAAGATGAAGGACTGTATCAGATATCAAGATTGATATTAGAGAACCAAGACTATCTTCTTGATGAGGATCATCGTCAACAACAGGTATTAAGCAGCTATTTACAGTAGAGTGTGAACATGAGTGTATTAGTAGACAGAGAGATCAAAGAACTTGCCTTACAAGGGATGATACATCCTTTTCGTGATGAGAAGATCTCTAGTAAAATCATCGGTGATACTTTTTATCGGGTGCCTTCTTTTGGACTGAGTCATGCAGGATACGACGTGGTATTGCAGCCTAAATGGAAATACTACAGTAATACCGCAAGTACTAAACATAGTAGACTCGCCAGAGAAGAGATAATGTTCGATGGTGTGGGTAATCTAAGACCTCATCGTTATCCTGATCCAGTATCTATCCTGGATAACACCGAAGCGTATTTTGAGGAAAGAGAGAGCGAAGCATTCATTCTAAAATCAGGATGCTTTGTTCTAGGAGTCACTGAAGAGACGTTTGATCTCCCAGGAGACATCGTCGGAAGTCTGTATTGTAAATCTACCTTGGCGAGGATGGGGCTGATACTCCCACCAACGATAGCTGAACCTGGTTGGAAAGGAGAACTCGTCGTGGAGATCTTTAATGGATCTCCTCGAGATATCATCCTCTATGCAGGTGTGGGTATAGGACAGATGATCTTCTGGCGTACATCTGGTAGTGATACGCTCTATGATGGTAAATATCAAAATCAATCAGGAGTACAGTGTGCAGTACAATGAACCTATAGATGAAGCTGTAAAAGAAGCTTTATTCAAAGCCCAAGTAGAGGAATTGAAAAAGACTTATAATACACCTCAATCTAAAGAAGATCTCAAAAACGTGATTGATGAATGGGTAGAGGCTAATCGAAATGCAATCTTCAGTCCTACTGACAAAGTCACTGTGACTGAAGGTGAAGAACCTTACACTTTTATAATCACTGTCGAGAGAAACCATCTTGAATGGATAACCATTGATCCTAAATGGATCAGATGGGTGAAGAAGTACAACAGAGTTAAAGATCTCATCAGACAGCATAGAAGGAAAAGAAGATGAGGTATACAGAAGAAGACGTCGTAAATGCCTTTAATGACTTCATGACGAAGATGGCTGCAGGCAACAACATGTGTCTTCCTAGCATCATCACTAACGAAATATACAGAGGTAACTACGTCATCCGTATCAGTAATGGTTGTTTAGTCGATGTTGATCAAGGTTTAAAACGTGCCAATATCCATGCACCCAATATCGGAGATCTTGCTATCGATGGCAATAGCTTCATCCTAGATGACATAAGAGAGCCCATCTCAGACGACTTATCGTCTTTAATGAGACAGGCTTGCGTCATGCATGCTAAAAGCATTATCTACATGACGGGTGATCTAGATCCCAAAGAAAAATCTAATCGCCTTAAAGAATTTAAGGCGTATACCCAAGAACTCAGTAAAGGAAAATGAACGCTATTAATGTTAAAAGGCATCCTAAGAGAAGGATTAGTGATCTCCAGGTAGATGACACACCGATACTCTTTAAAGACCCTATCATCGTAAATCCCGGTGATGAACATGAAAGAGCTATCTTCATTGAAGGTCTTAAAGATTTGTTCAGGAGCTCAGAGGTAAGAAATGAAAGAATCAACTGATGTGTTCACCATAACCAAACTTGATCGGTCTGAAGGTATCTATAAACACAATGAAGGTTTTGTCTTCTTTACAGAAGAAATAGATTTCGTTAAAGACATCATCAGACCTCAGCGTTTCCATACACCTGAATACCTTTACCAAGCATCGAGAGAAAGCTGTTATGGATACCTTAAAGAACACAATCGAGACACGGACGCGTAAGCGTATCATGCCAACTAAACACTTACACGAGTAACGAGAACCGACCTATGACAAAGAAGAAACTCTACTTACGTATTTCAAAACGTCTAGAGAAGAAACGCTTCTTACGCAGATATCAAGCGTTTCGCGATAAACTCGCAAGAAACGCAAAAACTGGTTCTTTCAAAGAGAAGTATCCATCCATTTATCGGATAGATCCAAACTCCCGGATCAAGGATTATCTGTAAATGATGACGAAAGATTTAGTAGATAATCTTAACCATCTCATCCAGAGTAGTAACGAAATCCTAGATATCATCGATGTATTCAAGGATTTTATTACTGAACAGTACAATCGTTATCACTGAGAACCTTAACTAACATGGCTAAACAAAAGAAAATAGTACTTACT